AGGTGTTTCTAGCAGATTCAAAGTATTTTCCTGTAGGACATCGTGGTGTTTATCATACTGTTGGTAACAACTTCTTTTTAAATAGAGCATTCATGCATCGTCCATCTATTCTTATGAGTGTCATGCGTCATGAGGGATGGCACGCTGCTCAGGATTGTATGGCAGGAACTATTGAGAATAGTTTAGTTGCTATTATCAAACCTGAAGAAGAAGTTCCTGTGTTATGGCGTACTCTTGCAGAAAGAACTTATCCTTCTGCTGCAGTTCCTTGGGAAGCAGAAGCAGGATGGGCTGGTAGAACTGAGGGTATGACTCGGGATGCTCTTAACGCATGTGCTACTGGTCGTATGTGGGAGATCTATGAACCAACTCCAATGACAAGAGAATGGTTGGTGAAAAATGGATATATCAAAGACTAAACTTTTATTATTAAAATTCTCTCAGGCATGGATTTCATGTATTCTTTGTATGGGAGGAGGATTGAGTTTGTATCATGCAACCGTTGCTGCAAAGACAGGACTTGTTGGTGCAGTGGGAGTTTATATTACTTCATTTATTCCCAATTCATATAGTAATAGAAATAGCAATCTAGCATTTACTTTTTTCACCACATTTATTGGAGATATTATTGTTGTTCCTACTCATTATGGTCCTGTATGGATGGAAGCATTTCTTACTGGTGGAACAGCAGTATTAATATCTTTAATACTGATGAATATTAGGAATAGAATAAAAAAATATACCAGCAATAGTTAATAAAAATAAATAGATATGCCTTATCTTCTATTCAATGCTTGGAAACAAACCTAAAGCAAAGGAAGCAGAAGAGAAAGAAGACCATCATGAAGATAGGAGTGAAGTTCTTGGTAATTTAGTGAAAGTTGTCGTACTTATTTGGTCAGCATCTCTTCTCACGTTCAGTTACGTCAGACTTCCAAACGGTCAAAAAATTCTTGATTTTGATCCCACTTTTATTGCATCAGTTTTTTCTGGTTCTTTAGCTGCATTTGGACTTTCTCCTGCCAAGAATGGTAGTGGAAATGGACAAGTAAAACCAGTAGTTAAAAAAAATGAAGAACCACCAATTTATCCTGCTATTGAACCTAAGAAATAAGTTAGGAATTCAATACAAATAAATGTTACTGAATGAATGTAATTGTCTAGATAAATTGGATGTAAATAATATAAATGATGAACAAACATGTAATTTTCAATGCAGTCATTATTTACGGTACGATAATATTTTTTATCTGGTGGGGGATGAGAAATGCATACTACTCTTGAATTTAGTTTCTTAATTATTTTAGGAACATTTATTCTTGTGGGAATGTTCTTATCTATTTTAGGAGTGATATCACAATGATACATTTTGTTAGACATGTTATGGAAAACCAATTATTGGTTTCAATTATGGGAACATTAATAGTCATTGTACCTATTTTTGGCATTCCTTTTATACATAGAGTAGATACGAATAAATCTAATGGGAAAAATGTTACCTCCAAGTCGAAAGAGTTGTTATAATTTCCGAGTGATCGAGATTGATAGAGTAGTAGATGGAGACACGATTGATGTCACGATTGATTTGGGATTCGATCTTTATAAAAAGGAAAGAGTCAGAGTCGCAGGAGTGGATACTCCAGAGAAACGTACCAGAGACTTGGAAGAAAAGGAACTCGGATATGATGCAACCAACTGGCTCAAAGAGAAACTGGAAGGTGCTGTTGCTGGTGACGATGATCTTATTATCCGTACTGAACTTGTCGGTGGCGTCGGCAAGTATGGTCGTCTTCTTGGGTGGTTATACATTGGGGACTCAGAAGTGTCACTCAATGAACAAATGATTGAAGAAGGATATGCTTGGAGTTATGATGGTGGTACAAAACAGAAAAACTTTGAAGAACTTCGTGAAATTAGAAGAGCACACGGAACTTTAGTGGAGTAAAACAATGCAAAAAGTAATTAATGCAATCGCACTTCTTTCAGGTTTAGTTTCTTTAGGTGTTCTTGGAGGTGGTTTTTACCTTTATAAGAATGCTGATACCTTGATTGAAGATGCAAGAGGTAAAGTAATTGAAGAAGTTACAGAGACTATTCCAAAAATTGTAGAAGGATTGATGCCTAATGTTCCAGAGTTGCCAAAAGCAACGGGTAATGTGATTCCGTCAACACCTAATGTAACTGGTCCTGCTATCCCATTCTAATCATGTTTAATTCCAAGAAGACTGAGCAAGTCACCGAGCATGTTCCGAGTAAGTCCAAATCACCAATGAAGGTTGCTTTATTGATATTAGGTGCCGTTGTTGGTATTTCTCATATTGGACTTCTTGGTTATCTGCTTAGAGATAATACCCCTAAGGTGAAAGAAGTTCCTACAATTAATATTCCTCGTGGTCCGTATTCATCTTATAAAATCCAAGCAGGCAAGTATGGTTACACCATCGAATATCGTGCAAACGATCCCAAAATATTAGAATCTGAAAGATCTTTGGATCTAGATAAAATTAAGAAAGGATGGTTTGGCGGAGGATCTGAGAATCGAACTGAGTATCGTCGTGATCAATACACCATGGACGGAACACGTAACATTGGTGGAGGTGCGACTACAGAAGAGGGAAAGTCTGTAAAAGAAATAGAGTGCATCGTGGCGGACGCTGGAGCACGGTCACAAGGTGCAATGGCAGGAACTAGTATTGCTGCTGGTCTAGTTGTTCCTGCTGTTTCTAGTATTCCCTATGTTGGATGGTTGGCAGGTGGTTGGGCACTTCTACTTGGACAGCAAGCAGGTTCTGAATTGGGTTCCCAAGTTGGTGAAGTATTTAATAATTGTTAATTAAAATTTGATGAGAATTGTTAAATAGTACGAATAATGAGGTACATTATGGCACAATCTACATATCGTAAGAAAATGAAGAAAGATGCTTCAGATCAATTCTTTCTTTATGTTGCTTTTCATTCTGCTTGGACTGCTATTGTAAATTTCTTTAATGACTAATGGAAATACCTAAAATTGAAACCAGAGACATTACTATATCTGATGTTGGAATTCGTGAGTTAAATATTCCATCAGTTAGAACTGTCTTTGATGGAACTGCTCCAGTAGTTCCATTAGCACCTCCTGTAGTATTAGAAGTTGGTTTGCCTATTGTTGATATTCCTGGTTGTGTAGAAGCACACGAAAAAAGTGATACAAATGATAAATTATTAGATGATGATCCGAAAGGGACAAAAACTTTTTGTGATGGACAGACACCATCATTTGCTCCGATTCAATATGAACCAGAAAGAATAGTTCCAACTAGAGAAGCTCCTGTACCAAAAACAAAATCGCCAGATAAACCAGAACCAAAAGTTCCAAAGGCACCAGAAGTAAAGGCACCACCAGTTAATACTGCAAATATTGATTGCCCTACAAGAGAACAAGAACTAAAAAATCCTGTAGGGAAAATCTTAAAAGGGAATGAAAAAATTACAGGATATGAATTAGTAGGAAAAGAATGTTTGATGGTAACAGAAAAACTTTCTATTCCCGAGCAAATCATAGGTAACGTACCAAATGCTGGTGCTGTAACAACAACAGCATCAATTGCCGTGGTTGCAACTACTTCTGCACTTATGGCAAAACCGTTAGCCGACTTACTCTTAAGAGTAGTCAAACCAACGGTTAAGAAAATTATTAAAAAGATTGCTAAGATTAGAGGGAAAACTCCTAAAATAATGTCTACTGCTGAACGTAGGAATGAGCAACGAGATAGAAATCATGCTATAGTTGCATTAAGAAAAACATTTAAATCCAAATGACCTCTGATAAATCTCATGTAGTTTGTAATAAATGTGGTGGCAAGGGTTGTGATTTATGCCACAAAGGTTGGGAATGTGAAGGTCTTAACTGCAAAAAATGTAAAATATTTGGACCAATTAAAAATGAAAATGAACGATGAACCTTTACCTATTTGGGTATATTTGACAGGAGTTGGTTTACTTCTGTTTACAATTTTTTGTTTTGTTATATTAGTTTTGGGAATGATCTATTGAATAATTTTATTCAGAATCCCTCTGAGGTGTTGGAGAAGGAATAGTATGACGATGTGGTGCAATTACATTAACATTTTGTACTACAACATCAGCACAGATTTTATAGTAAGGACTCTTAGGGTGAAAACTAATTCCCTTTTTAATTAGTTCTCCACAATTTTTTAATCTGGCAATCTCAAAGTCAAGCCTTTTATTAGCAGATTGTTGTTGCATCAATGCGATGTTGGCAGCAGCTGCTTCTTTACATTGATCCTGTAGTTTTTTATCTTGAGGAATACTCCAGGTTGCAGAAACACCAACACTTAAGTTATAACTATCCTTTTGTCCTGTTCTTGTGTTTTTATAAAAAACAACATCTCCAGGATTATCTAATACTCCATCGCCCATTGGATTTCCATTCTCATCAAATGCACCAAAGTTGTCGGTAACATCATACACTGGATCCATATAATAAGGTTCAAATGGTTTTTGTGCAGATGCAGCACCAGTTATATATGGAGTGATGTTGAGTGTTGGACCCTGACATTGTATCCCGCTACCGTAAGTGTTTGTGATGTAAGGTCCCTGAAGGACTTGTATAGCTTGGTTTGTAACGGAGCCTGAACTATTAGCAACAGGAGAAGCAGTAGCAGAGACACCACCAACGGTTTCAGCATAAGAAGGACTCCCAATTAATAGTGCAATTACTGCTGGAATATACTTGTAGTGTCTGTTACGCTTGTAACTTCTGTTTCTCTTTGGATGATCGTGTGATTGCTTAGTCCAGGACCCGAATAAGTTTCTGTGAACTGAAAACTTGCTCCTGGAACTGTTTGTTTGAACTTCGGTGTTTCTGTTACTCCTGTCCATGATGATGTCACTCCGTTAATTGTTACATTTGAAGAACCTGTTGTTGGTGATAAGGTTCCTTCAACAGGTTCAACTCCAGAACCAGTTGATGAATATTGATATCCTGTGTTGTAGTCCATCGAATTGATGGTCTCTGTTATTTTCTGCGTTGTCTCTGTATGACTGGTCATGGAGCCCTGTGTGAAATTAGGAACCACGGGAACTGCCGAAGCAGCAATCCCATGGAGAGCACCAAGAACCAATCCGAGACCAATTGCTTCTTGTAGTTTAGTCATCAGTCAATTACAGTGATTTCAGATACGAATTGTCCTGTAGCAACAGTACCTGCTCCACCTGCTGTTAATGTTGTAGCATGAGAACTATCGATAGTACCTGCTAGAGAACCAGCAGTTCCAGCAGTGTAAGAAGTAATTGAACCGAAATTAGGAACATCTCCTACTGTAGGAGCAGCACTTGGGATAGCATCACCTTGTGTATAAGAAGCACTAAATGAGAATGCTTCTCCAGATGTTGTTTGAGATGCCGTGACTACACTGGAAGCACCAGTAAAACCATCACTGGTCATCAATACAGAGTTACCAACAACACCTGACGTGGTGCCATCGGTAGTTGTTACACCACTACCAGAGATAGACATACCGTGACCAACTCTTGTGGCGGTAGATCTAGCAGCATCAACAGTGAGTTGAACGGATGAAGAGTGTTTTGATACAATTCCGCCAGCATTTGCTGTAGCTGCGGTCATCAGAAGCATAACAAGAGGAATAATTTTTTTCATTGACTGAGCATTCTGACTTTGCATTTGTATTTATCCATTCAGACCCCTTGACAAGGGCACCCAGATCATGTATTATAAATAAGTCAACACGTTAAGGAATGTAAAGTTTTTTAATGTTTTGAAACACCCCAAACCGAGACCTAAAGGGTGTATAAATTACGTCTCTCATACCAACACTGGAGGGTGGTGTTGGAATATTTTAACCAGTGCGTTCCCCCGTACTTTTACTTACCCTTTTACGAAAATGGCTACTTCAACTCTTTCAAGACAACAATCACAATCCACTTGGGAAAATTTCTGCGAGTGGGTAACTAGCACCAACAACCGTCTTTATGTTGGTTGGTTCGGAACTCTAATGATTCCAACCCTACTTGCTGCAACTACTTGCTTCATCGTTGCTTTCATTGCTGCACCTCCTGTAGACATTGATGGCATCCGTGAACCTGTTGCTGGTTCTCTACTCTATGGAAATAACATCATTTCTGGTGCTGTTGTTCCATCTTCTAACGCAATCGGACTTCATTTCTACCCCATTTGGGAAGCTGCTTCACTAGATGAGTGGCTCTACAATGGTGGTCCCTACCAGCTGGTAGTCTTCCACTTCCTTATCGGCATTTTCTGCTATATGGGTCGTGAGTGGGAACTTTCTTACCGTCTAGGTATGCG